TCGCCGTCCTGATCGACGTTGGCGGAGAACATGATGAACTTGGAGATCGGCTTGCCGTCTGGATCGTAGAACGGCGACAGCCCCTCCATCAGCACCAGCGACTTGGTGTGCAGCGCCCAGCACCATTGGCCGTTGCGGTAGTACCAGTGATCGACGAGGCGAACCCGCTTGCGCTTGCTGTCGTACCATCGCACCGTTCGCTTCTCGTCGTCGCGCGTTCCCTCGCTGTCGGTGGTGGTCGCGATCTCGTCCCACTTGTCTGCCGGGCAGAACGTCTTGGCGATCTCCATGTCCACCCACTTGGCCGTTCCCGCGAACAGCACGTCGGTGAAATCCGCCTCCCACGATGTCGGGTCGTAGAAATAGGCGTCGGTCGGGACGCGAGCCAGCGTGACGTCGTAGTCGCCCTGCTTGGATTGCGTCAGGCCCAGCTCTAATCCGCCAAGGCCTTCCTTCGCCACGTCGCCTGCGATCTTGCTCGACAGGCTTTCCCAGCGATTGTTGTCAAGAACGTAGCGAATGACCGCAGTCGCAATATCCGCCGATCCGTCATCCTTCGGGTTGCGCGGATAGCACTTGGGGTCTTGCCGCATCCGCTCGACGAGGCCGACGACGCCATTGATCTTCCTCTTGATGCGGTTGCGGGTGATCGGCGGCTGGTTGCGCGCCTTCAGCTTCTTCAGCTCTTCGGAGGTCCACTGCGAGCCGGAGTAGTAGGAACGCGCCGTCCCCTTCTCCTCGATCTCGTCGCCCTTGGTGTTGTAGTAATTCTCATGCTGCTTCACCAACTCGTCGATTGGGAGATACGGGGCCTGTTCGTCGTCGATGTCGGTCGGTCGCGTCTCTTCCACCACTGCTGGTGCAGCATAAGAAACGTCCGACATGGGAACCCCTTAAAGCGCCTTGTCGAAGGCATTCAAAAGTTCAGGCAATGCCTGAGTGTATCCCGTCATCGCGCCGTTGTCTCGCTTCGGCTTCGGCTCGCCGAACACGACCTTGTCGAGCAGCTGCCCGATCAGCCCCAGCGCGTCGACCTGATCGTCGTGCTTGCCTGCCGGGAACGACAGCAGCTCGTTCTCGAATGCCGCATACCACGGCGCGTGGACCGGGACGCGCAGGCCGTCCAATGACATGCGGCCTTGGATCGACCGCGCCCTCGTCGCCTTGTCGCTGCGCGTCGGGAACGCATCCCGCATGACGTAGGCCTGCCGCGCCCTCATTCGCGTCTCAAGGAAGGGGCCGACGCCGGACTTGATCTGGCCCTGCTCCTCCGCCCAGCCGAGAGGCTTCCAACGCCGGACGAGGTCGCAGAACGCTTCGACCCACCTGTCGCTCGTCGCCTGCTCTCGATACACATCGAGCAGATACATCTCCCCCGCCGGGTCAAGGCCGACAACCGCGTGGCAAGTGTAGTCGCCCCCGTCTGATGTGACAGCATAGTCCGATCCTCCGTACACCCGCATTCGCTCCAGCGGCGGCGCTCGATCATAAGGCTTCAGCCAGTTGCGGTTGAAGAAATTGCCTTCGTCCGGCGTCGGATGCTGCTGATACAGTGCCGACCAGTTGCGAGCTGGCTGCGTCAGCTTCGCGGTTCGCATCACCTCGTCGTAGCCGTAGTCGTCGTCGGCCCAGAGGTACTCGCCCGGCTTGCGGCCCAGCGGATCGTCCTCCTCCGCCATCGCCGGGATCGACACCACGTCCCAGCGCGAGGTTTTCTCGGCGAGGATGCGCGCGGCGAGGTCGTCCTCATGCCAGCGCGTCATGATCAGCACGATGCGCCCACCGGGACGCATGCGCGGCATCAGGTCAGATTTGTACCAGTCCCAATGACGGTCGCGGAGAAGCTGACTGTCTGCATCTGCCCTTGATCGCACAGGATCATCGATAATCGCGAGGTCTGCGCGGAAGCCAGCAATACCAGTGTCAACTCCGGCGGCGTAGTATTCATTGTCGCTCTCGGTAGACCATCGTCCAGCAGCTGAGCTATCACCGCTGATGCGGAGGTCGAGAACCTCGCCATGCTCTGCAACAAGATTTCGCACCCGCCGACCGAAACGCTCCGCCAGCTCAGTGGTATGGCTTGCTGCAATGATCTTGCTTCCTCGTACCCTTTGTAGAAACCACGCAGGGAATACGATGCTGCCGTATGTGGATTTGGCAGAACCCGGCGGGAGAAACAGGGCAAGACGATCAATCTCGTTGTTCGCGATCTGCATCAGCTTGCGAAGCATCAGCCTGTGGTGCGCCGCTGGTTGATAGCCCAGATGCTTCGCCCACGCCGTCAATGATCGTCGTATCTGCCGTGACGTCTGTAGCTGCAGCAGATCGCGCTCCCACTGCAAGAGCTGATCGGATGTAGGCGAGGGTGGTAGCGATGTCTCCGTCGCTAAGTCCGGCGAAGCTGTTGATGGTTGAGACGTTGACATTCTCGACAGCCTTTCCCCATCCGCGATTGAGTATCTCGGTCGCAGCCCTGATCTTGTCGCCGTCTGCGGCCTTCGGGTTCTTCAGCACATCGACGTAGGCCTTCAGCGACAGCCCGGTGTAGTCGCGAGCGCGGAGGCCGAGTGGCCGAATGTCGCTGGCGTCGAACGCGACCGGCTCAAGCCGGACCTTGATCGCAGTGGTCGGCCCCGGCTTGCGCCCGGCACCGGGCCGCCAGCCGCCTTTTGGTTTCGTTGATTTATTCTCTTGCGCGTCCAATGACATGGGTTGATTTGATTGATTTCGGATTGATTGTTTTTGATTATCTCACAGTTCCAATCAAACAATCAAAGGGGCGGGTGCTTACAGTCACCCCTACAGTTTGAAGCACGTCGGTTCGTGCTGCCCCCTGCCGACGATACATCAAAGGGGCCGGGACATCTCTGTCTCGGCCCCTCTGGCAGTCCATGTGAAACGGTTAACCGCGAAACCGCTTGGCTCCTTGGCCTTGCGCCCATGCCTTGCAAGCGTAGTCGTGAGCGCAGCGCAGGGTGCAGAACGGCTCGTAGCTTGTGATCCACTCCCCGTTCCAGACCTCGCGGATCGCGACGTTGTCGTTCTGATTGTATGGCTTGCCCATGAAGGTGCCGGTCGCTGGGTGCGGGGCCTTCCTGTGCATATCCAGCTTGACGCCCTGCCCCTCCAGCTTCTGCTCCGGCACCGGAGTGCCGCAGGCCCAGACCAGATACTCCGGCCTGATGTCGCGCCTGCCGTAGGCCTTTCCACAGTGGACGCAGATCGGGCGCTGCATCACGCCCTCCCCTGATCTGAGATGGCGTTGCAGATCGTATCGAGGTCGTCGAGGATCGACCTGATCTTGACCAGCCTAGCGGTGTGTTCGCTCGCCGCCTGCGTGTAGACGTCCGATCCTTGCGGGTAGTAGTCACGGGCATTCGGCGCGGCCTCCTGCAGCGCCTTGGCGGCTTCGGTCAGCTTCCGGTAAGCCGTGAGGTAGTCCTCCATCAGCGCGTTTTTGGACGTGCCGTTGAGATGGATGCGGGGTACTGCGATGGTAGTCATGTTCCGTTCTCCTCGTTTGATCTATGTCAAAGGTAATCGGGTAGGGGCATTTGCGCCCCATCCCGGTTAGCCGCGTGGCGACCAGAAGCCGGTCACCACCGGGCGCTGGGCGTGGTTCTGGTAGTCCTCCTGCTCGCAGACCTTGCAGGCCGGATCGATGCAGTCGGTAACGCGATCCCCGCCGTCGTCATTGAGCTGATGGAAATCAGCCTCGTCGCACTCCACCACCTCCTCCACCGCCGTGGCTCCCCACGGCAGGCCGTAGTGACCGGCGCAGATTTTGCCGTAGCCCACTGCCGTCGACCGCTCGTCGGTCAGCGCCTTGCGGCAGAAGCAGCAGATGCCGGTGAGGCGACCGTACTCCGCCGCAACCTTGGCGGGGTTCGCGGCGAACGCCTTCAGCACATCCGCGATGGCCGGGATCGCGTCACGCGACGGGCTGTAGCTGCCGTCGAGGCCGACGCGCCCGTACCATGTGCGCCCGTACTCGCTGTCGTCCTTGGCACCGGCAGTGACGTTCAGGGTGCCG